AAATCGCAGGACTGGTACATAAACTAATTACAAGTTATCCTGAAATAGAGATAGCAGACATGACGATTCAAGCACATCATAACTACAATGACGTGCAAGACTTAAAATCATTTCAAAGAGGGGAACTACATTGAGTAACAGACCACACTTAATTGGTGAAATGTATAGGATAGTGGAGAATCCAAATCAAAGGGACGAAGAACATTATGCTATAGAAATTATGAAGGGTGAATTCAAAGACACCGTTTATCAATATGGAAAGGTAGAATTCGTAGAAGGAAAACCTGAACTAAATTTTCAGAGAACTATTAGAAGAGTTCCCGAAGGTATGGACTTGTCTGATTTAGAAAAAGACAACGACCTAAATAACCTCATGGGAGATATTCTAGTGGAACTCCTAGAAGAACAAGTCGCAAGAAGCGAGGAGAAAAAATGAACTTAGAAAGATGTAAAGAAGCGATTAAGAGGCACGAAGGTGAAGTGCTAGAAATTTATATTGACTCATTGGGATTTAAAACTCTTGGTGTTGGACATTTATGTCAACCCGAAGACCCTGAGTACGATTGGGAAGTTGGTACACCTGTATCACAGGAAGTCGTAGACGCATACTATGACTCAGACTTTGATAAACATATGGACGAAACAGTTCATGTGATTGGGGAAGACGTATGGAAAGATTTGCCAGGCGATATCCAAGAAGTCTTAGTTAACATGTGTTTCAATTTGGGTGGTACAAGACTGGGTAAATTCAAAAATATGTTGAATGCAGTTGAAGACCATGATTGGGAAAGAATGGCTGTTGAAATGGAAGACAGTCGTTGGTTTAAACAAGTAGGACGCAGGAGTGTAGAACTACAAGAAACAGTTAGGAACGTATGATTGATTTTCATGATAAAGTATTAAATGCGATTGTGCAACAAGCAGACGCAATGATTTCAAAACACAAAATTAATGTTGAGGTATTAACAAAGAATGCAAGTGGTGTTGCAGAACACCCTGACTTAATGAAGACAGTGGAAGACGAGTTATCTCAAATAGCACACTGGAAAGATATTAAGGACGTTGCAATCAATAATTTTGATTTTCATTCTAAAAAGAATCTTGTAGAATAGTCCCGTCTGTAGTATACTTATATTATGGATTTTTACACAAATGTATGCAGGACACGTGACAAGATTTTAGTAACAGGGTATCAAGGCAATAAGAAGGTAAAAGTTCAAGTTGCCTATCGACCTAATCACTACGTCAAATCTAAGAAAGGACAAACCGCTTATAGGTCTTTAGACGGACAACCACTTGAGGTTGTGAATCTAAATTCTATGGGTGGTGCACGTAAGTTCAGAGAACAATATGAACAAGTGGAAGGATTTGATATCCACGGTTATGACCGTTATGTCTACACTTATATTGCAGATAAGTTTCAAGGTACAATAGAACCTAATACCAAACTCATTCGTATCGCCTCACTTGATATTGAGTGTGAGTGTGAAGAGGGTTTTCCTGACCCTATGGAAGCGAAAGAGAAAGTCAACGCAATCACAATCAAACCATTCGGTAAGAACTCAGTTACATTTGGAATCGGCCCTTGGGACGCACCTGATAATGTAGACTATGTCGATTGTCAAGACGAAGCATTCCTACTGGAAGAGTTTATTAAGTATTGGGACAAACAATCATTTGATATCATTACAGGTTGGAATGTAAACTCATTCGACATTACATATCTTTGTAATCGTCTTGATAGATTATTTGGTGACGGGTATCACAAAAAACTTTCGCCTTGGAGAATGTCAGACGTAAGAGAATTCACTCAGTATGGATATCAAAAGAATCAAGTATATACATTGTATGGCGTCAATGTTCTTGACTATCTTGAACTGTACAGAAAGAATACATTTATCAAACAAGAGAGTTACAAACTTGACCACATAGCACAAGTTGAACTTGGTAAAGGTAAACTAGATTATTCAGAGTACGGTTCCTTACACACATTATACAGAACTAATTATCCACTGTTCTTGGAATACAATGTCCGTGACGTGGAACTGATTGAAGAACTGGAAGACAAACTAGGATTCATTGAACTGATTCAATCCATGGCGTATACTGCCAAGTGCAACTACGCAGATACATTTGGAATGGTGAAGTATTGGGAAACCATTATCTACAACTTCTTAAAAGAACAAGGAATCCAAACACCACCACAGAAATTACGTGGACAAGAAAAGACCAGTAAGATTGCAGGTGCATATGTCAAAGAACCATTGGTAGGTGGTCATGACTGGGTTGTATCATTTGACTTGAACTCACTCTATCCACATATCATTATGCAGTATAATATCTCGCCTGAGAAAATGATTAGGGGTAAGGTAGATACTTCTGTAGAAAAATTACTCACTGGTAAACAGACAATCAAAGGTGATTATGCTGTAACACCAAACGGTGCACAATTCAAAAAAGACAAACAAGGTTTTCTTCCTGAACTCATGGAACAATTCTATGACGAGAGAAAGTTGTGGAAGAAGAAAATGATTACGTATCAGCAGGAGAGACAACAGAAAGGTCTTGACGCAAAACGCAAAAGAGAATTGGACACACTAATCAAACGTGCGTATAACAATCAACAGGTTCGTAAGATTGCATTGAACAGTGCTTATGGTGCTCTTGCTAATCAGTGGTTTGCATTCTTTTCTGTAGACCTCGCAGAAGCGATTACGACTTCGGGTCAATTGATTATTCAGTGGGGTGAGAAAACAATCAATGATTGGTTGAATCAAGTTCTCAAGACAGAAGACAAAGACTATGTGATTGCAATCGATACTGATTCATTGTATATCACTCTTGACGATTTGGTGAAACAAGTCTTTCCCGAAGATACACCGAAGGCGAAAATTATTGACTTCATTAATACTATCGCAGAAGATACTATTGAACCTGTACTTGCAAAAGGATATGATAAACTTGCAAAAGACACAAATGCATTCCAACAAAAAATGCAAATGGGACGTGAGGTAATTGCAGACAGAGGTATTTGGACTGCTAAGAAAAGATATATCCTGAACGTACATGATAACGAAGGAGTCAGACTCAGAGAACCTAAACTCAAAATGATGGGTATTGAAACTGCAAAGTCTTCAACTCCACAATGGGTCAGAACAAAACTAACAGACGCATTTGGTGTTGTCATGAACGGAACAGAACAAGACCTATGGAAGTTCGTAGAAGAAGCACGAAGAGACTTTAGAACGCTACCGCCTGAGGACGTTGCATTCCCTAGAGGTTGTCGTGGTCTCAGACAGTATTCAGATAGAACAACTATCTACAGTAAAGGAACACCAATACATGTGAGAGGTGCATTGCTATACAATCACTTACTCAAAGAAAAGAATCTTGATATGAGATACGAAGTAATCAAAGAAGCAGAACAATTACATTTCTCTTATTTGACTACACCGAATCCTATCAATGAGAATGTGATATCATTTACAGGTGGATTACCAAAAGAGTTTGACCTGCATAGATTCATTGACCATGATATGCAGTTTGATAAAGCATTTGTTGAACCACTTAAAGCAGTCATTAGTTTGATTGGTTGGAACCCTGAACCCGTTGCAAGTCTAGACAGTTTCTTTGCTTAATAAATACGACCCTTTCATAAATAAAGGGTATGTATGAATATAGAGCAAAAATTTTAAAAGTAATAGATGGCGATACAGTGGACGTAGATATCGACCTAGGTTTTGGCGTAGTCTTAACAGACGAAAGAGTCAGAATGATGGGCATCGATACACCCGAATCACGCACTAGAGATAAGATTGAAAAGAAATTTGGTCTTGCTTCTAAGGCACGTCTTAAGGAAATTTTAGGAAACGAAACTATATTACAAACGCAAATTAATAGAAATGGCGAAGATATGAAGGGGAAGTTCGGTAGAATATTAGGTGACTTCCAAATTGAACTTGACGGTGAAACTAAACTTGCTACCCAAGTATTAGTAGAAGAGGGACACGCAGTGCCTTACTTTGGTGGTTCTAAACAAGAAATCAAAGAACAACATATGATTAATAGAAAAAGATTAATTGACGAAGAAGTTGTAATAATGTCTTACGATATGGCAGGAGTTTCATAATGTTGATAGAGTGGATGGATATATTTTATATAACCATGATAGGTATAATATTCGCATTCATAATCCATATGGAATCAGAACTGCATACAATTAAGACTATGATTGAAGAAGTCATAAAGTTTGATGAATCTAAAAGAATTAAGAACGGTAACGGGCACAAAAAGAAATAAAAAACCCACTTACGAAAAACCGCTATACATAGTATAATGGTTATACATTATGGAGAAGTGTTATGTCATTTATTAAAGACTTAGTTAAGTCCACTGGGAACGAATACGCTAGTGTTGTTTCCGATGGCGTGGCAGCTGGAGACGTTGACTCGTTTGTTGATACGGGTTCATACATTTTCAATGCCTTATTGAGTGGTTCACTAAAAGGTGGACTACCTAAAAACAAAATCACTGCACTTGCAGGTGAGTCTGCCACTGGTAAGACTTTCTTTGCATTGGGTATGGTCAAACAATTCTTGGAAGACCACCCTGAAGCTGCTGTGATTTACTTTGAATCAGAATCTGCACTAACGAAAGATATGATTGAGGAAAGAGGAATCGATTCCAATCGTATAGTTATCGTGCCTGTAGTGACGGTTCAAGAATTCAGAAACCAATCGCTGAATATACTTGATAAGTATCTTGAGACAGACGAGTCAGAACGTCCACCTATGATGTTTGTACTTGATTCTCTTGGTATGCTATCAACTACTAAAGAGATTGAAGATACTGCAGAAGGAAAAGAGACAAGAGATATGACTCGAGCACAGATTACTAAAGGTGCATTCAGAGTTCTAACTCTTAAACTTGGACGTGCAAAAGTGCCAATGATTGTAACCAATCACACTTATGACGTTATAGGTTCCATGTTCCCACAAAAAGAAATGGGTGGTGGTTCAGGTCTTAAGTATGCGGCCTCTTCAATTATATTCTTGTCAAAAAGAAAAGAGAAGGACGGTACAGAAATCATTGGTAATATCATTCATTGTAAGAATGCTAAATCAAGATTGACTGTAGAAAACAGAATGGTAGATGTCAGACTTACATATGATAAAGGTCTTGATAGATACTATGGGTTACTTGACCTTGCACTTGCCTTTGACGTATTCAAGAAACAAGGAACGAGAGTCCTTTTACCAACAGGTAAAACAGAATACGGTAAGACAATCAATAACAATCCTGAAAAGTATTTTACAGAGGACGTTATGGAAAAATTAGAAGTAGTAGTTAATGAGTATTTTAAGTATGGAAAATCAAGCGAGACTGGAACAGACGATTCTCAAGAATCTAGTTCTTAACGAAACATTCAGTAGAAAAGTTCTTCCTTACATTAAAGGTGAATACTTTACTGAGGCAGATGAAAGAACTGTATTTTCAGAAATACAGGAATACTTTCTAAAGTTCAACCAACCCCCTACAACCGAAGCACTTCTCATAAATCTAGATAGTAATGAAGATTTATCTGATAACATTCTAGGTTCAGCAAAAACGGTTGTAGCGGGGTTTGGTTCTTTTTTGGAAGATACACCCGTAGACTGGTTGACAGAAGAAACTGAGAAGTGGTGCCAAGACAGAGCAATCTACCTTGCACTTATGGACAGTATTGAAGTCGTAGACAAGAAGTCTCAAAGGTCTACTGGTGAGATTCCTGAACTATTGAAAGACGCCTTATCAGTTACATTTGACGCAAACGTAGGTCATAATGTATTAGAAGACGCAGACAAAAGATTTGATTTCTATACAACAGAAGAAGAGAAGATACCTTTTGATTTAGAATACTTCAACAAAGTTACCAAGGGTGGATTACCAAACAAAACTTTGAACATTTGTCTCGCAGGAACAGGTGTTGGTAAATCATTATTCATGTGTCACTGTGCTTCTGCTCACTTACTTATGGGTAAGAATGTATTATACATTACCATGGAAATGGCAGAGGAAAGAATCGCAGAAAGAATTGATTCAAACATTATGAATGTACCAATCAAAGAACTGCCTGATATGTCCAAGTCAATGTATGGTAAGAAGATTGAGAAACTAAAAGACAAAACAAAAGGCAGAGTATTCATTAAAGAATATCCTACAGCAGCTGCTCATGTTGGACACTTTAGACACTTACTACAAGAACTAGAACTCAAGAAAGATTTTAAACCCGATATAATCTATATCGATTATCTAAACATATGTGGGTCATTACGTATCAGGCCTGGCGCTGGTGCAAACTCTTATACATTGGTCAAGAGTATTGCTGAAGAAATGCGTGGTCTTGCGGTTGAATATGACGTACCTATTGTTAGTGCAACACAAACAACTAGAAGTGGATTTGGTTCTACTGATATTGGTTTGGAAGATACTTCTGAATCCTTTGGACTGCCTGCAACTGCAGACTTTATGTTTGCATTGATTACGTCCGAAGAACTAGAAGAGTTAGACCAAATGGTGGTCAAACAATTGAAAAACAGATACAACGACCCTACAGTATTCAAAAGATTTGTAGTGGGTGTTGATAGAAGTCGTATGAAATTCTATGACTGTGAACAAGAAGCACAGGAAGAACTCGTTGATAGTGCAATCGCACAGGAAGACGACACGCCTGTAATGGACAGAAATGAGAAATTCAGGGACTTTAAGATATAAAAATACCTAAATAGTAAGACAGTATGGTATTATTATGGCAAAGAATTTGAAATCGCAAGAGGTTATCGATTTAATACAACAGAAAGTTACGTTAAAGAAACAACTGAGACTTGCAAGAAAAGATAAGAATGATACAGAGGTGCAACGCCTCTGTGGTGCTATATCTACAATTGAAGAACACCTAAGTTCGACACCACTTCAAAAATCATAAATAGTAGACAGACACTAGAAAAGGTGATATTCTACTATTATGGCAGTTAAAAACTTACACTTAGAACATTTAGAAGACGAGATTATCAATAATGGTATTGATGGTGGACGTTCTGCTATCTACTTCCTTATGGAACTACGCAAAATGCTCAAGGGTAATAGTAGTTCACGTGTAAACATGACTGTCAAATGGGACGGTGCACCTGCTATATGGGCAGGGCCTCACCCTGAATCAGGTGAGTTCTTTGTTGCAAAGAAATCTTTATTCACCCAAAAACAATTACACTATAAATCAGAACAAGAAATCAAAGACGCACCTGAACTTACAGGTGACCTAGAAGAAAAATTCCTTACTTCATTTAGATATCTTTCAAAAGTAGGCATGAAAGAAATCCTACAAGGTGATTTAATGTATACTAATGATAAAGGTTCTACTAAATTTGATGACGGTAAGTACATTACATTCCAACCTAATACAATTCTATACGCAGTCAAAGAAGATTCAGACTTAGGTAAAAGGATTAAGAAATCAAAAATGGGTATCGTATTTCATACCACATACAGTGGTTCTACCATAGAAGGATTAGGTGCTAAATTTGGTGCAAATATAAGTGGACTAAAACAAGGTGACGTTTGGATAGATGACGCAACATATAAAGACGTTAGTGGTACAGGTTCAATGACTGCTAAAGAAGCAATGCATTTATCTAAGATACTAACCGCAACAGGTAAAGCATTCCACGGAATCAAGAAAAATGATTTAACTAAGTTCCAAAAAGTTATGGCAACTATGGAATCAAAAGGTGCTTCGGGGGCAACATATAAAACATATGCTAACTCACTTATACGTACAGGTGGTAAATTCAAACCAAACTCTCAAGACTACATAAACTATGTTGGTAAATATTGGGAAGAAAAAATAGTTGCAAAAGTAAAACAAGAAAAGACTAAGAATATCAAAAGAGAGATTGGACAAGATTTAATTAAAGAATTAAATGGATTAAGAAAAATGATTGATAATCTTACTGCTTTCCAATCATATTTGGTAGAAGGTAAAATGTTAATTATCAATTGTCTTAACAGAGTTAAGGGTATAGGAACATTTAAGAAAACAGATAAGGGATTTGAAGTAGTGAATCCCGAAGGGTACGTAGCAATCGATAAAGAAGGTGGTGCAGTTAAACTGGTAGACCGTATGGAATTTGCCTATAATAACTTCACTGCACAAAAGAATTGGGATAAATAGAAGTATGTATGACGATTTAGTAATAGAAAGCGCAGAATACCAAGGTAAGAAGGTCAAACTAAATGACCCTATCAGAAATCCTAGTGGTAGTAAAAAGAAGTTCAAGGTCTACGTTAAGAACGATAAAGGCAATGTTGTTAAGGTTGAGTTTGGTGACCCTAATATGGAAATCAAACGTGACGACCCTAAGAGATTAAAAGCATATCGTGCTAGAATGAACTGTGATACAGACCCAGGCCCAAAATGGAAAGCAAACTATTGGTCTTGCTGGCAGTGGAGAGCAAACGCACCAGTAGATGAC